GAGTTAAATTATAATCTTCTACATTGGGTTAAGGTTCCTGATGTATTTCATAGAGAACTATCCAAGTATCCGTGTCAACAATTAAATGTAACCAACACTCCAAAAGAGTACGAACAAATGTTCAATGAGTATCAGAAAGAGTTATTTGACCCTGAGTTTAAGATTACACCAGCAAATTCATTATCATCAGCGTGTAAGTATGCATACGTATTAACACAAGTATTCAGTGGAAGTAAACCTGAGACAGCAAAGTATATGGATTATAAAGGTAAGTAGAAATGTAAACTACTTGTCTTTATGGATAAGTTAAAGAACCCAAAGTACATTGAACACTTCAAGAAGATAACCTTCATTGAGAATATGGACTTTGAAGATGTAATAAAGAAATACGATGGGCCAAAAACTTATTTCTATACGGACCCACCATATTGGAAAACCGAAAACTATTACTCAAACCACGACTTTGACAGGGAAGACCACGAAAGATTAGCCGGTGTGTTAAAGACTATCCAAGGTAAATTCAGTCTGTCATATTACGATTTTCCACTATTATCTGAATGGTTACCAAGGAATGAATATAAATGGTATTACAAAGAGTTTACCAAAGCAGCCTCAACAAAGAAACTAAAGAATAAAGGAATTGAAATTCTAATTAACAATTTTTAATATTTATATATATGGGATGTACAACTTGTAAAAAGAAAAAGGTAGTTACCAAATTAGAACCTGTGATTGAAGAGACAATATCATTCAATCCCGAACAGGTTAAACTCGCATACAGTTTGCTGAGTGGTATTAAAGAAGAAGAAAGACCATTCGTAAACGATGTATATAAATCTATTTTCAATGAAGCATTTGATTGGGGATGTAAAGCGTGTGTAAATACACAAGCAAGAAAACTCAAGTCATACATTGAGAATGAATTAAAATTAACAATATAATGGAAAAAGAAAATAATAAAGGTAGAAAGACTAACGTAGCGTCATACGAAGAACGTATACCCGAAGCAATGGAAATGATTTTATATGAAAAACTCTCGTACACAGAATTTAGAGAAAAAGGGTCAAAGAAGTGGGGAATTACAGAACGTATGGCTGAGAATGTTTGGAAAGACTGTAAAGATAGATTGCAAAAGAGATTTGACGAAAAGACGGAAGAGATTATCTCCGAACAGTTATCAAGGTATTTTGACCTGTTACATAGGGCCAGGACTGACAACAATAAGAGGGTGGAACGTGAGACGTTAGCCGACATTAATAAACTATACGGATTAGAACAAAGAAAGATTGATATAACATCTAATGGTGAACCCATATCAATTAATATTAATCTAACGGATTAAATTTTTTTATATATAATCCCCGTAAAATTTCGTTTTTGACATAGATAGAGATATGAAAATAGAATTTATAATACCAACTTACTCAAGAGTAAATCATTTAATAACCATCATCGGTTCGTTAATGGCACAATCAAATCCTAATTGGAAAGCACACGTGGTTGCAGATTGTCCACCTGATGAGATACAGGACGCAATGAAAACCATTGTAGAGTTTTTTAATGATGACAGAATTAAATTAACCATCTTACCTGAGAGACATAATGATTGGGGTCATACACCTCGTCAATATGGATTGGATAATGCAACAGAGGAATGGGTTGTAATGACAGGTGAGGATAACTATTACACCCCTGAGTTTGTAGATATAATGTTAGAGGAAAGTAAGAACCATCACTTTGTTTATTGTGATATGGTCCATAATTGGATTAACAGGGATTACATTCCATTAATATCCAAACTACAATTAGGTAGAATAGATATAGGAAGTTTTATGGTTAAGACCAATATGGGTCAGAAGATTAAATTAAAGAAAGAACACGAGTGGGCTGATTGGTTTTTTGTAGAAGAATTTCAGAAGAAGTATAAGGTTGCAAAGTATAAGAAGGTAAATAAGATATTATATGTCCACAATTGATATAACACCCACAAGAAGACAGTCACAAGCGTGGAGATACCTCACAGATGATAAAACTAATATAGTTTTATTTGGAGGGTCAGCCGGTGGTGGTAAGTCGTGGTTAGGATGTTTATGGATAACAACCCTGTGTTTAAAGTATACAGGTATAAGATGTTTAATAGGACGTTCAGTATTAACACAATTAAAACTAACAACATTAAACACATTGTTTGACCTATTAGGTACTATGGGATTTAAGAGTGGTCAACACTTTAATTTCAATGGTCAGTCAAACGTATTAACATTCTATAACGGTTCAGAGATTATATTCAAGGACCTTGCGTACAATCCATCAGACCCTAACTATGATAGTCTTGGTTCCCTTGAGATTAGTGCAGCATTTATAGATGAAGCAGCACAGATTACATCATTAGCATTCAGTATAGTTAAATCACGTATAAGATATAAATTAAACGAGTATAACCTAACACCAAAGGTATTAATGACCTGTAACCCCTCAAACAATTGGATTAAGAAAGACTTTTACTTACCATTCATACAGGAACGATTACAACATAACCAAGTATTCATACCATCATTACCGATGGACAACCCACACTTACCAGCATCTTATATTGAGATGTTAAAAGAGTTACCACCACAACAACGTAAAAGATTGTTAGAAGGTGATTGGGATTACTTAGAGGATAGTGATAGTTTATTTAAGTTTGAAGAGATTACCAATTCGGTATTTAAATTTGAACCAAATCCTACTGATAAGAAATATATGACGGTTGACGTTGCACGATTTGGTGATGACAGGTCCGTAGTAATGATTTGGGTGGGTATGGTTCTAATATCTTGTCACATCTATAGGAAAGTATCCACCACAGATTTATCGTCCGAAATTAAGGACTTAATGAGGTTTCACGGTGTACACCCACAACAGGTAATTATAGATAGTGATGGCGTAGGTGGTGGTGTTGCAGACCAAATTAAAGGAACAAACTTTGTAAACAATGCAAGACCATTACACGAACAGAACTTTACAAACCTTAAATCACAATGTTATATAAAACTATCTGAAATGTTTAAGGACGGAAAGATAAGTTTAAACCTATTAGAACCGGCCGTGGTAGAAGACTTAACACAAGAACTACTTGCAATTAAACTAAAGGACGTAGATAAAGATAATAAGGTTGGTGTAATGAGTAAGGATGAGATGAAAAGAATACTTGGTAAGTCACCTGACTTAAGTGATGCACTTATGATGAGAATGTATCAAGAAATAAAAGCAAATAAAACAACGGGTAGATATTCAATATCATTCGTTTAAAATATACATATATATGATAAAATTTAAAATAGACGGACAACCGTACCAAATCCCTGAGTTTATAAACATAGAAGATTATGTTAAGATATTCAAAGTTAAAGACCTATTTGATGAGGACTACTTTGCAGCAAAACTAATTAGTGTTGTATCAGGTGCACCATTAAAAGACTTATTAGATGGAGGATTTGATGAGATTAATTATCTGGCCTCACATATTCTAACCATCATACCTAAACAGGATGAGGTTAAGTTTATTGATAGGTTTGAATTAAATGGTGTGAAGTATGGGCACAGTTTTTTTTTATCAAGTTCGCAAAGAGATATTCAGGTTATTCCCCGCGGTCTTCGACACTGAAGATTGGGATGTGGGACCAAATAAAGATGATATGGCTAATGTGGAGGATGATATTCAAAATGGGTTCAGTCAAGTCTTTGGGTGGTTTCTTGTCACTAACAAAATCTCTGACAACGACTTTACAAAACACGAATACATCTACAAAAAAAACATCTTAGAGGTACTAAATCAGTTAAACTATTTGGTACAATGGGAAAGAGAACAAGAAAGATTGATGAAAAAGATGCAAAAACAAATTTCATAATACAATACAAATAAATTTATATTTCTTAATAGATGACAAATTATAAACAAATCATACAGGACTTAAGTGGTATGGCGTACTACCATCCACAGATTAACAGTTTCGGTTGCGGTGACATTACACAAATTACAATGGACATTGAGACCGAGAAAGAACCTGTGTATACCAAGATGTATGTAGTCCCTGGCAATGTCAGATTGGATGAAAACAGATTGTTATATGATTTTTCCATTATTATATTAGACCAAATTAATGACGATTACTCAAATCAAAGAGATGTTATGTCTGATACATTGGAAATTGCAAAGGACATTTTTACAATTATATACCAATCATACACCGCTGAGTATGGAGATTTTAGTTTATACTACACTCCTGAATGGGGTCCGAATGTTACACCGTTCTTGGAAAGGTTTGAAACGATACTTGGTGGGTGGACAATGAACATAACATTAGAACAACCATTTGACTATAACATATGTGTCCTACCTATTATGTCAGGATTTACATTACCCGTATCAGTCAATGAAGTTAATTACAAACAGATTATAGAAGATTTAGAAGACTTTGCTAATAACCACGAACAAATTAACAGTTATGGTTATGGTGATATTACACAACTAACAATGGATATTGAAACGGAAAAGGAACCGAGATATACAAGAATGTATGTTATTCCTGGCGATGTAGTTCTTGCACAGAACGAATTAATCACCAACTTTCAAATACTCGTTGTAGACCGACTTAATAATGATTATTCCAATCAAAGGGATGTACTGTCAGATACTTTAGAAATAACTAAAGATATTATGGCTACGTTCTATTTATCAGAATATGAAACTGTCTGGCCATCAAGTGTTGAACCCATATTAGAAGAATATGAAACGATACTATGTGGTTGGGTAATGAATATTCAATTAACACAACCTTTTGATTACAATAGATGTGTTCTACCTGAAAGACCATTCACGCCGGGTAAAAAGTGGTATGAGTTGGCTGAACTGTGGAACGAAATATCAAAAGATTGGAAGAATGTATAAAACTATAAGAATTTATTAATATGGGTCAATTAACTAACCAATTCGTATCACAATCCTATCAAGGTCTATTAAACCTTGCTAATGCGAATACAGGATTTACTACTAACTTACAAACCATAACAGATGGTTTGGGTGGAAGTTCTCCATTACAAATATCACAAACACAGGTAAACATATCAGGTGCATTTACCGTTAATGGTTTACCTATACAATCTGTTGATACGGGTTCACTTGTAACCACGTCATCATTTAACGCCTACACAAGTTCAGTTAATATTAAATTGGCTGGTTTAGATGTTGAGACAGGTAGTTTACAAAGTCAGATTAATCAGAAACTTAATACATCAAGTTTTAATGCTTACACAAGTAGTAATGATAGTAAGGTTAACTCACTTATATCTAAAACAGGTTCTTATGTAACCGAGACTGAGAGTGGGTCCTTTATGATTACAGGTAGTGTTGCTGGTGATACTTTAACATTTACAAAAGGTAATGGGTCACAGTTTAGTTTACAGGTTAATACAGGTTCATTACCATCAGGTGTAATATCAGGGTCACAACAAATTGTAGACTTAGGATTTGCAACCACAAGTTCATTAGATACCTTATCAGGTTCTATTGCAACAACAGACTTAGGACAAGATAATAGATTATCTTCAATAGAAGGTAAGACAGGTAGTTATGCTACCACAGGTTCTAATGACTTTGTAGGACAACAAAATATAAATGGTAGTGTAAACATAACAGGTAGTCTAAATGTTACAGGTGAAATTACAGCACTATCAGCATCAATCACATACTTAGAAACAATATATCAAACATCATCTGTTATATTCTCATCAGGATCAAACATACTTGGTGATGAAGCGGGTGATACACAAACATTATATGGTACAGTAAGATTACCAAACGGACCATTAGTTGTAACAGGTAGTGTAACTTCAACAGGAGGTTTCACAGGTTCTTTACAAGGTACTGCGTCATACGCAACCAATGCATTAAGTAGTTCACACGCAATAAACGCTGACACCACATCATTTGTTAATAGTGCAGTAACATCATCAAGTTGGTGACAATCCATTATTTAACTCAGCAAGTTGGGAAGATGATTTTAACTCAGCAAATACATTAGGTATGTTGAGTGAGAACGTAGCTTATAATGGTTTTGCTAATGTGGTTGTTCAAGGTACTTTAATTGGAATTAACACAAGTGGAATGACCGCTGGTGATATGTTATACTTATCATCTTCGGGACAATATACAACATCATCAGTACCAGCACCATATCACGAAGTAAGATTAGGTCAAGTATTAAGACCACAATTAAATAATGGTTCCGCATATATTTCCATAGATAATGGTTATGAATTAACGGAACTTCACGATGTGGATATTACAAGTCCTGTTGTTGGTGACCTATTGGTTTACCGTTCAGGTTCTTATGGTCAGTGGGTAAATGAAGATGGTGGACAATTAGGATTTGCTATAACATTAACACAGGTTCAATTACAATTAGAAGTGGAAGTTTATCTACTATTTCAAATAACACAACAATCAATATTGACAATTACCTAACAAGTTCTTTAGGTGGTCAATCAAATATCATCAAAGGTTGGGGAGATAATCTAGGAACAGGTGGTCCTAGTGCTAACCAAGCAAACTACACAGGTTCATTAAGAATTACAGGTTCTAATAATACCTTGTCAATGCCACAAATTAGAGCTACGGGTCTTAATGGTGGTGCTGATATGACAGGTTATATTTCAGGTTCTGATAATACAATACAAGGTAACTTTGCGGGTATATTTTTAAATACAGGTTCATTATTATTCCCTAAAACAACAAACAACTATCTTGGTTATAACTCATCAATATTAATGAACTTTACCACATCGTCTTTGGCGGGTGGTCACCCTTTAATACAAAACAATACATTATACGCAGGACAACTTAGTATTAATCATAATAGTGGTTCTACAAACATAAATGGTAACGTATTAAATGGTGGTACTGTAATTTCAACACAA